TGGCGATGCAAGACTTAACGAGTTACTAAAATACCCTAATGAAGAAGATACTTGGGGTGATTTGGTTGAGGCTTGGGCAGGTTTTAAGTTAATTACTGGAAACTCTTTCGTTTATGCAAAAATGATTGAAGGTGGGAACAATAACGGCAAACCTTACGAATTGTTTGTACTTCCATCTCAATATATGTACATCTTAGCAAACACATTAGAGTTCCCTCCTACAATAGCAGGTTATCAGTTGAATTACGGACCATTATGGAACTTTACGAAACAAGAAATATTACAAGATAAATACTTTAACCCACAATGGAATACTACTGGCAATCAATTATATGGACAATCTCCTTTGATGGCTGCTGCGAGAAACTTGACTCGTTCGAACGAAGCCAAGACTGCTGCGGTTGCATCTTTCCAGAATGGCGGTCCAGCTGGAGTTCTTTTTATGAACGATGAACGCTTTGATCCAATAAGTGGAAGCCAACAAGCACAAGCCCTTAAAAGAGCGGTTAGTGAGAAAGGCGGAGCGGCTAACTTTAATTCAATTGCGGTCAGTGGTTATAAAGTAGATTGGAAACAAATAGGATTAAGTCCGGTAGAACTTGACATTATTGAAAGTGAGAAGTGGGATATGAAAGCACTTTGCAATATTTACGGAGTACCGGCACAATTATTAAACGATAGCGAGAATAAGACTTACAATAACCAAAGAGAAGGCGAAAAGGCTTTGACTTTACGTTGTGCTTTGCCTTTGTTGATTTCAATGCGTGATAACATCAATAGAAAGTTGCATAGCGATTGGGGTTACAGAGGTTCCAATATTTACGTTGATTTTGACGCATCTGTTTACGGAGAATTAGAAGCTAACAAAGCAGAGCAAGTAGAATGGTTAGATAAAGCGTGGTGGATTGCTCCTAAGCAAAAGATGGATATTATGGGATTAGAAATTCCAAGTTATATTCCAGAAGAAGAAATGGAGAAACTTTACATCCCAAGTTCTTTGCAACCAGTTGACGACTTCCAACCATTAAACTTACCAAATGAATAGTCAAGAGTTAATTGATAGTTTATTTGATCTAAAGGTTGAGTTAAAAGCCGACCTAAGCGAGATAATAGACGAAGCTTATTCTAAGTATCACAACATAGTAAATATGTCTTATTCGGAGTTAAAGGCTTGGAGCGAAACAGACTGCTCTAAGTTAGCTTCATTAGATAGAAGCCCAATAACAAGAAACTTGAACCTACTTAGCAAGAAGAAAAGCGAATGGGGTGCAAATGAGGTTAAGTCAGCTAATAGAACGATAAGTTTTGTTAGCCGAATGAAGAATATGGAACAAGGAGAACCAGTATCTAAAACCTGCCCATCTAAAAGGGATATATCTCTAAAGAATTGGGCTTACAATCCAAATAAATAAAATGAATAACTACGCAGAAAAATTTATTAAATTATCTAAATATTTAATAGAAGAAATCAAAAAGACAACTGGTATTAACAAAGCAGGAAACACTTTTGCGAACGCTAAGGTAGATGCTGGTAAAGTTAAAAGACCACAATCTTGGACTCCGCCAACAATTGATCAAGAGAATAAGTTTATAGAGGAGAACGGATGGGCGGCTTATGGCAAATGGCATTTAGGTATTGATGCAAATGCAGACCCAGAAACTAAAGCACATTGGCACTACATTTATACGAGTGATTTTGAGAATGTAGATAGAGCAGGTTTAATCGCTATTAGACAAAGAGCAGGTCAGCAAAAACAAGTTGATGTATTTGAAGCAGCAGGAAAGTTATTAGAGAAAATTGATGCCTAATGATTTGGCAAGATTATAGGAAGCTATATTTAAACGCACTAAAGACCTATTCGCCTAAGTTCAAGAAAGAACTACAAAAGCAAGTAGATACGTTTTGTCGTACCCAAGATTATGCTGCAATATCTTCTAAAGGCATTTCTAAGACTATTAAGCAGCTTCACGTTGCTTTAGGTACAAAGATGGCTACTGCAACAAATAAGTCCGTTAAAAAGGCTACAAAAGGCTTTTATGAGCCATTTGAAATAAAAATGAGCCAAACGGATATTTATTCCTATGTTATTCTTCAATTTTTAGAAAGACAAGGGGTAAGCCAAATAGCAGACGAAATCACCAACACAACTATCAATCAAATTGCTGCATACCTACAAAAAGGCTTTGAGCAAAACTTATCTATTCAAGAGTTAATACCAATGCTTAGACAAGCTGGGATAACTGACTTTAGAGCGGAGTTGATAGCAAGAACAGAAACTGGAAGGGCTGCTAACTTAGGTGCGATGGTTGGAGCGACTGCAACTGGCTTAGTAACTGTTAAAGAATGGATTTCAGCAAGAGATGCAAGAACCAGAAGGATGCCTCCAAGTTATGCTGACCATCTTGTAATGGATGGAGTTAAGGCAAACTTTGACGAACCTTTTAAAGTTCCTACAAGTCCAAAGGCAAAAGGTGGAACTCACATTGGGAATGTAGAATTAATGATGCATCCGTGCGATAGCGGAGCAAGTGCTGCTAATACTTGTAATTGTAGATGTACAGTTGCTTTTGAGGCTCAAAGAGATGCAAACGGAAAACTAAAAACATTTGACACAAACCCTCCAAAAGGAGATATGGGTTTCATTTGGGCAACGCTTGGAAATATAGCAGGAATACAAATTGGTAATTTAATAGCAGAAGCATTACAATAATAAAAAAATTAATAACTTTGTTTTATGAGTAAAATTGAACAAAAGGGATATGATGAAATGATTTTAGACATAACCCCAGAAACAAGAACAGTTAAAGCGTGTTGGTCAAGAATTGGTAATGTGGATTTAGACGGCGATATTATTGTTGCTGATGCGTTCACAAAGACAATTAAAGAAAGAGGACCAGCAGGAAAGAATATGATTTGGTCTTTAGTAGATCATAAAGCTGATATGGCACATACTTTAGGTAAGCCTAAAGAATTGTACATTGAAGGTGATATGCTTGTAGCTGTTACTGACTTGATAGAAACAGAGTGTGGCGAAGATGCAATCAAATTGTACGAAGCTGGTTTAATCAACCAACACTCAATCGGTTTTACTACATTAAAAAGCACAGTTGACCAAAAGACTGGAGTTAGAACAATCACAGAGTTAAAACTTTATGAAGGTTCAGCGGTACTTTGGGCAGCAAATCCAGAAACTCCAACATTGGGTTTCAAGAATGAATTTAAACAAAACAAGGAAGTATTATCTTTGCGTTTAGAAAACTTGATTAAGGCATTTAGAGGTGGAACCTTTACGGATGACACTTTTGCTTTAATGGAGATTCAAATAAAACAAATACAAGCTGCATTATTAGAACTTGAAGTTGTTGAAACTATCACTCAACCCGCTTTAGCAGTTGAGCCGACCCCAGCACCAGAGGAGAAAAGTAATGAAGAAGTATTGAAAGCAATCAAACATTTTAACAATCTATTTAAAAAGTAAAAATGGAAAATTTAATTAACGAAATGGCTGAAAACCTTAAAGGTTTCCAAGCTAATGCAGAAGCTCAAATTAAAGAAGTAGCTGCACAAGTAACTGTTGTAAAAGACGAGTTACAAAAACAAATCGACTCTCAATTAGCTGCTCAAAAGAAAGCTGCTAAGAAAGAAGTAAAGCACATTGACGAAGTTATCATGGAGAAATTAGATGGCAACTTTGATGCAATGGAAAAGTCTTTAAAGTCTAATGGTAAGTATCGTTTAGATTTATCTGACGTTAAAACAATGACTTTATCTGGTAACTTAACTGGTGATGCTCAAGCGTCTTACGCTCCAAACCCAGCTATCCAACCAGCACAAAGCATTAACTTTAGAGATTTGATCCCAACTGTAAGAAGCGAAAGCGGATTGTATGTTTACTATCGTGAGAACGCTGGTTTAACTAACAACATCGCAAACCAAACAGAAGGTAACGATAAAGGTGAGAACAACTACTCTTTAACTGAAGTTAAAGTTGTAAACGACTACTTAGCTGGTTTCTCAACTTTCTCTAAGCAAATGTTGAAGTCTTTACCTTTCATGACTCAAACATTACCAAGAATGTTACAAAGAGATTTCTTTAAGGCTGAGAACGCTGCATTCTTCACAAGTGTATCTGGTGCTGCAACTGGTTCTACTACAACTGCGGAAACTAACGACTTGTTACAATTGATTGATTACATCGGTAACCAAAAGACTGCAAACTTCGTTCCTTCTTATGCTTTAGTTAGCCAAACACAAATGGGTCGCTTATTGAAAGCTACTGTTGCTGCTGGTTACTATGCTGGTAACGGATCTGTAATCGTTTCTCCTAATGGCGGTATCACAATCTGGGG